GTTCAGCTGAAGTGGTATCCAAAGGATTACCCAGCTTGCGTGAAGCTTCCAATACCCTCGCATTGATTTCATAATCAACGTGAATGATCGGTATTGGTAAATAGTTGTGCTGGAATACAGGACGGTCATTAATACTCCTCGTCACAGCATCCATTGTCAGATCAGCCTCCATAGCATCACTTACGTCATGCCATTCAAGGACTGTCGTACCCATTGCATTACCAAGAGTATAGGTAAGGCCTTCATCAATTAAATCCTGAACACCACCTAACCTGTATCTCTTGACTTGCATAAGGGCTTCATCAAGCATCATCCATTCTTCCCTTCTAAGTGTAGCACCCGCATAGGAAGGAACTGTATCCCAGCTCTCATCCTTATTTGGATCTCCACCTTTGTAAATGGTCATGTAGGCTCCACCATCCTCATCATCAATGAAAGGACGCATACGACCGAGATTCATTCCACCTTCGGATATGAACTTGTTGGCTACAATACCAGAGCCACCGGTCTTTCCAATAATATCAACGTGTTTGTCGGGCATTTTTTTATCCTCCTTTTCTTTTGTGTTTATAATATTCTAACCTTGATGTACTGAGAATATTCAGCAAGGGAAGAATCACCTGCTCCACCGGAGATGCTATCCAACTCACGTGATTCAAGAGCTTCACCAATAATAGGATGAGTGTAGAGTGTAACTTCTTCACTACCTGTATGTGCAAAGGCTGAATGAGCCTTCAAACATCCATTGCCTGCAGATTCCAACTTTGAGCCTATTGCTACGCTCTCACCATCTGCTAAGCGAGCATACACGATTTCTCCCCTCTGAGCAACCCAGCACTGAACCCGGTCACCAGCGGCATAATCGTCCTCAATTCCTTTCCCACGAAGTTCGTCTTCAAGAGCAAACATCGCAATAGCATCACCTCCCGAAGTGGAATGGTTCTGTACCTTTCCAGCCGAGGTAACCTCAATCAAATTACCAGGGACAATGGTAGAGGCTGCTTCATACTCCTCTATGATGTCCTGATACTTCTTGAGTTTGATTGTATTATAAGTTGTTGCCATTTCTTACCTCCTACTCTTTTTTGGTTTCAGTACGCATTCCTACCGGGTAGAGAGGAGCCACTTTATTCTTCCTAGGCGAAGCTGGACGAGGTCCTGCTCCAAGGGAATAATCAACTACCTCTTCTTCCTTCTTCCTAACGGAAAGTAATACCCTCTCAAGGGTATTGTCATCCATGCCCTTCAGAGTTTCCTCCGGCCAAATTTCTTTGGCATTAGCCTGGATATCAGCAATCATTTTGTCACGTTTTTCTTTCAGCTGGCGTTTGTATGCTGCCAAAGCAGCTGCATCCTCCGCCGAAAGTACGTTGACTTGCACCTCCTTAGTAACAACCTTTTCCACTTCCTTGATTGTCGGTACGGCAATCTTGTCAAGTAAGGCTTCACTTAAGGACTGTAACATCTCCCGGTCATCCTCAGTATATTTACCCTGACTGTTTGCAATCAGGTTATCAACCTTCGTCTTGACACAAGGAGAGCACTCTTTAGCCATCTTTACCTCCTTTGTTTTTAAATTATTAATATTACTATTCACGTCTCCAACCCCCGCTTTCCCAGTCTCCTGGGAAGGTTGAATACCTTTATTATCTTCGTTTCCCTCTTCATTTGCTCTTATTCCACATCCATCTTTCAAAGAGCAAGCCCCAACAACCTCTGTCAACAATGCCAAGTGATCCGGTCGATGACTCTTGGCTATTGCATCATAGTACTCTCCATTCCAATCTCCAGGGACAGGCTCATCAACTGTAAATACACCTACACTGACTTCGATTGGTTTTCCTTCCCTAACTTTGGTATGTAGTTTTGGAGCACAATCCATTAATCTTACTTCTTCAAGCCAAACTTCTGCCTTTAACTTTGTATCCTCCACATGAGTATTGAATACCTGTCCAACGGCAAATCTCTCAAGTATCTCTGGAGCATTGGCTGAAATACTTACTCCATCCCTCTCTGGATGATTAATAACAACAGGAATACCATTCCAAGATGCTGGGAACTTTCCTAACTCAGCAATAGGATGAAGTAAAGGTCCATGTGAACCATGATGAACTCCTTCGACCATCATTGTTACAGGAGCTACCAAGTATTCTTTACCATTCCATCTTTTCTTGATAGCCGTGTACCCTTCTTGCATATTTGCAACGTATGAGTATTCCTCATTGGCTCCTACTGAACCATTAGCAATACGAATAGCCTGGGGTGCACAAGATGCATCTGAACCCCCTTTCTTAATACACGCAGCCAAAGCTCCATTGGCTATACGAACCCACTTCTCCTTTTGAGCAGGAGCGAGTCCTTTTTTGTGTTTATCAACATCAGCAACAGTCCATGGCATAGCAAATCCTCCTTATCTTGTTAAGTTTAAATAAATTGGTTTCTTTGAGTAAAGCAAAGGCTTTAAATCAAACGATTCATTTTCCTTAGGCACAATGTATTCAATATTTGGAAAGAACCTTTTTATAATATAATCATCACTTGCATCATGACTAAATCCTTCCTTATGGTAATCCCTTCCTCTTCCTGATCCTATCATCTTCACAGGGATACTTTCATGGTTTATATAGTTCCTAATTATTTCAAAAGGACGATATAGTAAGAAAGGTGTTATTGAATACGTAACAGGGATCTTCCCTGACAATGCTAATCCTACTGCTATTCCCATCATGGCCTGTTCAGCAGCCCCTACATTATAAAACTGTCCTGGCAAGGTATCTCGTATTTTATCAAACAAACCGTACCCCATATCAGCAGTAATAAGGATAATGTTTTTATCCTCACTCATTAAATAATGCAACGTATTTCCAAATGAATATCTCATAATTTTATATAATGTGCTGATAAACCTTCCAATCCATAATCTTCAACATTTGTACGCCGTACTCTTATATTTGGATAGATATGCATAATATTATTCAACATCCATTCCTCAACTTTTGAGTACGCAGAGAACATATTATAATTCAAATATACTCTTAAATTCGTAACTTCATACCTACGAATTACATTGAATGCTTCCCATACACTCCCTTCAAAACATTCACCATCCGAAATCAAACAGTAAACATTTCTATTACGATCAGCAAGTGCCATCCCTAAAGCTATTGTAAGTCCATGCCCCAAACTACCTGTGGAGCACTCTATTCCACATTCTTTACATCTCTCTGGATGAGTACCATGCTCATTAAAAATCCTTTCAGTGGGAATACCCCGATGCTTCTCAATTACTGCATATAATGCAAGGCCACAATGTCCACAAGATAAAATAAAAGGTTCATTCTCTTCCTTTGTTTGATATATTTCATCTATGATGTCCACAGCAGTTAGACAACTTCCAAGATGAGATAAACCCAACTTCTTCGATACCTCTAATATTTTATTATGCAATTCATTCATTCTTTAAAATGTCTTTTATACAATCACATACATATTTCACATCTTCATATTCAAGTCTGTGCCCACTTGGTAAGTTTAATCCCCTTTCCCCTAAGAACCTTGCCGTAGAATTATTTGCATTTTTAAACATCCTAAACGAACTTATTGGAGGGAAGAATGGACGAGTATCAACATTCCTGTTTTTTAACTCATGTATTAATTCAACTCTACTCATCTTGACTTCCCTATGTAACACCATCGAAGTCATCCAATATATAGGATCTGCATAAAGAGTATGATGAGGTTTGTCATTTAGGAAAATGTAATCAATACCTTTCAATTCTTCATAGTACCAATTAAATATTTGTTTCTTTTTTGCAATTAATTCATCAATCCGTTCAAGCTGAGCCAAACCCAAGGCTGCTTGTAAATTTGACATCTTATACTTAAATCCTATATCCCCTATCTCAAACCCACTTGAAATTCTGCCGTGCTCCGCATAATGCTTAGCTTTCTCATAGAGCTCGGTATTACTTGTTACTAACATACCCCCCTCGCCTGTAGACACCATTTTCGCGCCTTGGAAGCTAAAACATCCAAAAGTCCCCCAACTCCCTACTTTCACACCTTGATATTTTGCTCCAAGTGCCGGTGCGGCATCCTCTACAATCCACAAGTTATGTTCATCCGCAATATCTAGAATATCTGACATATCTGCAGGATGCCCATACAAATGAACTGGAATTATTGCTTTGGTACGAGATGTTATCTTTTCACGAATTGACTGCTGATCAATACACCAAGTATATGGAAGTACATCAGCAAATACAGGTTTTGCCCCCGTATAGCAAACGGCAGCAGCAGTTGCAATCCAACTCATATCTGGAACGATAACTTCGTCTCCTTTACCTATACCAAGTGCTACCAATGCTAAATGTAAGGCACCTGTACAGGAAGAGGTAGTCATTGCATGTTTTACTTCAAGGTATTCAGCAAATGCTTTTTCAAAACGTTTAATGTAATCTGCCCAATGTTCGTCATAACAATTGGTTACCGCATCAGTCACATAATCTATTTCCTTTTGTGTGATTGATGGACCTGCCGTTAATATCATCTTCTGCCTTGTCATATACTTATTCCAATCTGTATTCATCATTTTATTCTTCCAATTTCATACATAGAAAATATTGTTCTGGTATTCTACCTCCAGGATCTTCCATAGGCTCCCAACTTATCATGTCTTCTTTTTCAACTCTATAAAGAGGAATTGAATGCAACGTCTTAAATCCAAGATGTCTATAAAACCTAACTGCATGCCAATTGTGTGATAAAACTTTTAAATATATATCTTTCAATCCTAACTCTTGTTTCCCCCAAGTCATAATGGTTTGCATTGCGAATCTCATTAATCCTTTCTTGATTGCCTTTTCTCCTCTTACCACATTATCTATCTCACAACTTTGGGTTTCAAAATTGAAAGAAGAAAATCCTAAGTGCCCAATTGGAATGCTGTCCATTGTATATACCATGAACAGTATTCGATCTTTTCTAGGTAGCAAAATATTATCAATCCAATTTTTTGTCTTCTCTTCAGTATTTTCAAACAAATTAGCAAACCCTATTTGATTATCTGATCTCCACTTACAAATAAGGGAAACCCATTCCGGCCTACAATAATATGTCACAGGTACCAATGTTCCTTTCGTTTCGTCTCCTACAATAATAGGAATAGGACGATTCCTACTACACTTGTAAAAATCAAAAACTAAATGTACCTTTGTTTCAAAATCGTTCATAATTTCAATTATACACTTTCTTCAAAACTTCTAATCACATCCTCTATATATACGAATACATTATTACCATAATGAGGAGCACAGCCCATAAAGAAAACTTTATCAAGTACCTTATTGGCTTCGGGATACTTCTTATAATCATCCAAATGACTATACCCTGGATGCAATAATATATCCCCAGAGAAATAATTCCTGGTTTGTATTTTATTCTTTTCCAAATGTGCTACCAATCTATTCTTTATTCCTTCTTCTTCACATATGAAAGGAACACCAAACCAATGCGTATCTGCCTTCTCAAATCGAAAGACTCCCTTTACCTTCTTTGGCAGGTGAGAAGTCACAATCATTTGAATTACTCTTTTAGCAGACTTCCTACGATATTCAATTGAATTAAACTTTTCCAATTGTACCAATCCAATAGCTCCCTGTAAATCAAGTGGTTTAAGATTATATCCCATATTGGAAAATACATACTTATGATCCACTATCCCATCATGCAGTGGTAACCACTTATCAAAACGTTTTCCGCAGGAACCGTCCTTCAACATATTACAAACACCAACGCAATGACAATCCCTTCCCCACCATGCAATGCTTGTCATTAATTTACTCAATCCTTCATCATCTGTACATACCATTCCTCCTTCTCCTGTACTTATATGATGTGCAGGATAAAATGAATAGGACGAAGCAACGGCATATTCGTTTAGGTATTTTCCATCCCACTTTGAACCTAAACTATCACAGTTATCAAGAATCAATTTCAAATCGTACTTATAACAAATCATAAGTAACTCATCCATGTTTGGAGGATTTCCAAGTACAGGAGATAAGAATATTGCTTTTGTACGTTTGGTTATTTTCTTCTCAATTCCACAAATACAAAAATTCAACGTGTCCCATTCAATATCTACAAAGACAGGCTTAAGATTATTTTGACATAATACAGATATTGTGGTGGGAAAACCTACCGGGGATACAATTATTTCATCCCTATCTTCCCAACCATAATATTTCTTTAACGCAGTAATCATGACAAGATTCGCAGAGGAACCACTGTTTACCATTAATGAATGTTTGACATGAAACTTCTCACTAAACTTTCCTTCAAAGTCATAAACATTCTCCCCTGAACTTACCCAACTGCCATTCAATAAAGCTGAAATGGCAACCTCTATTTCCTGTGAATCCCAATACATTCCTGAATAAGGAATTAATGTCTCCCCAGGTATGAAATTTGATCCATACAAATATGGAGGGGTATGATTCCCAGCCAAATTACTTATTTGTTCACGTACTGTCATAATTCTTTTAATTCATTATATAGTGGTCTTTTACTCCAATATCTTCTTTCACGTCCAAATGCTCCAGGATCTTTCTTGAAGTTCTCAGCACAAAGAGGATTCTGATCATTATAAACATACAATACCTTTTCAATATATTTGGTATGCTTTAATCCAGCCATCTCAACCATTGGATACATAAAGGCATTGTCAAATGAATGATTTGGCAAATGCCCTTGATACAATAAATCTTCGTACTTGATCTTTCTCCACAATTCTATTCTACAAGTAATAAGATGTGAAGTAAACCATTTTCCACTTCTGCGGTACGTCTTTGTATCTGTAAGGGGTTTACAAAAGTCTGCACCTATTGCTCCACTGCTGCTAACAAAACTACCATAAGTCAACCAAATGTCTTTGTCCTGGTAAACATTGTTAAGGTATTCCAAAACATCATTACTGTACAACCAATCATCCCCACTAAGCAATACAAGTATATCTCCATCCTGTGAAAACGAATTTATTCCCCTTATGAAATTTACACACCACCACTCATTAGGTACGAAATTACGAATACCATAGAAAGGTTCAGGATATTGACAAACGATTTCCCAGGTACCATCGTCCGAAGCATCATCCATTATTGGAACAATATAGTTCTTGTAAGTCTGCTGCATAACAGAATCCAAGCACTTCTTTATGAAAGCAACTGCATTCCGCTGAGTAACTAATATCAAAAACCTATTGTTCATATGGTAACAATTTTTCAATCCAAGGTAACGCTATACACCTACATAAAGGATGCAATGGGATCATACCTTCTATCGTATCCAAGTCAAATACTTTCCCTTCCATATGAGCACACTCTGAGCATACTCTATTATCCCCTGCCGTTTTCCATTCAGCCTTAACTTTTATTCCAACAACGCCCCAATTACGGTATTCCTGTATTGTGGCAACATGATGTGCTCGTATTACCTCCGTGCGGGCTAAAAGCTCGGCTCTGCGTAAGGCAGGAAGTGTCCGACCCATTGTATCCTGTAGGCCAAGATCTCCTAAATGCTCGCCGTTAATAGCCGCTACCAGCTTTCTTGCTAGAAGGGCAGGGCCATCCCCGTCTGCCAACCCTTGTGCCAGTATTCTGCTTATGGTACTATCCATTGCATCGGTAATCCCTTTCAAGTCCTTAAAGACTCTGGTATAAAGTAATCCCAACCGATCAACATGGAAAGGTTGGTTTACAATAGCCATGATACCTCCTGAGTCCTCAATGGAAGGAATTATATGCCCTGCCAATAGCATTTCGTAACGAGCTCTTATGACTCCTCTTTTATATGAATCCGCAATGAATAAATTAGTCCAAACTGCCTCCACTCCTGTTCCTACTTGTTCAATGTCTTGAATAGTTAAAATACCCCGTTGCACTTGTCTTTCCAACCATTTCATAAAAGCTGCCAACTTCTCTTGGCTCCTTGGAAAAGCAAAGGATCCCTTTACTGGTGGGGTAATTTGTAATGTATGTATCTTTTCCTTCAACTCAAAACAATCATTCTTTCCAACACCTATCCTAATGGCTCTTATAAGCTCTTGAAACCTACGTTTCATTTCCCTTGCAAACACATTCCTTAAGACTGTCGTATGCGTAGGGTCATAATTCATACGGAATGTTTCAGTATATGTTTCTACCACTTCCATTACTTCACTGGTTTTGGCTTAGGTTTTGATTTTGCTGTACCTGCTCCAGGTGCCATTACAGGCTTTGGAGGGTTAACTTCATTCTCAATAGCCTTAATAACCTTGGCATTTAATTCTTCCTCTGAAATAACTTCATCACGCATTGCATTAATCAATGTAATTTGATCCTTACTAAAGCCCAAGAACATTTCATTAAACGCATTAGGAGGAACAATAGCCTGAGCCATTGGTGAATACGTATATTCACGTAAGGCATTGGCTCTTGACTTACCTACCTCTACTCTTGCCTTCTCACTTAATGAGTATAGATCATTCCATTTAACTGAGTACTTAGTTGACTGAGGTTTTGGTAATACCTGAAGTTCTATTAATCTTCGAACGAAAGGACGTATAATATTTAATTCAGCAAATTCTTCTCGTCTAGCTTGAACATATTCCTTCCATTCCGTACTATCCTGAGCACTTGACAACTCCCCTCTTTCACTTCCACTTAATATACGTTTGGGAATACCTGTCACCGCGGATATCATTGTTAATTGTACATCAACATGATTGGCAGGATCCGCTATCTGTTGGGCTAATGCTTGAATATCTACTCCCTCATTAACCAAGAACCTCCGTAAATCAGCTTCATACTCATCCAACTCCTCATTCAAGTCCTCACGCATTTGAGGAGTCATTTGATAATCTGGACTAATCTTTGCTTCATATCCAGGTCTTGCCCCTCTCCAAAACATTTCAGCGTCCCCTCCTACCAACTTTTCCAAATCTATTAACCTATTGAAAGGAGCTTCGAGTCTTGGAGTACCATACACCTCAGATTCCAAAAGATCATCAGTAATATGAACCACTCTGGTATAATGTACAGCAATAGGAATGCTTGTCTTTAATTTGACATCTTGCACCTCTAACTTATAAATCAAAGGTTTTCCATATCTTTCACTGGTTGCCTCTTCATCAAGTTTAAATATTGTGGCTGTGCTTTCCCCATATGGTCTTAAATATTTCAGGATCCTCTTGCCTGCCTTTACTGGTTGAGCAAATCCGTCCCTGCTCTTGACATCGTCCAGTCCAAGTAATAAAATACCATATCTTCCTAATCCTGTTAATTTGTCAACTCTTGAAAATATCGACTTTAATCCTATATCTGTATTTAACTCATCCCATGCTCTTTCAAACTCGGTATCTTTTGCAACACCAGATTCCATAAGATCAAGAGGACCTTGCCATGTGGCTTTGACAGGACGATCTATAATAGCCTTAGCCATGTCATGTCTGGCATACTTTAGTAAGAAGTCTTCATATTTTATCTCCTTCTCATATCCAAAACTTTTATATATGTCCCGAAGTCCTCCAAACTGAATTCCAAGCCTTGATGCAAGTTTTGCTCGAGAGACAAGAGCACTGGCTAATGTCCTTATTTGATCCTCTGATAACTTCTTCCTTTTCATCCTCTGATCTTTTTATGAGTAATAATAACCTGGGCTGTATTTCAAGCCCAGGTAATCATCCACACACCTCCTTATCCATCTACCGATTTAAACATCAGTATAATGGAAGTAATAGCACCCCATACGGCCACAACGGCGTTTACAACTGTCGTTGCGTGGGTCTGCAGCTCACCCTGCTGTTCGGGTGTAATCACTCCAAATCCTACCAAGATTGTAAGAACCAATGTTATGATCCCTGCAATGGTGGTCACCAAGTTCCGGGAGGGAACCTGACGATCATAAAAATTTCTGCTCAACTTTGCCATGGCACATTTAATTTAAGTTAATACTTGCTTATTGATAAGCATTGAATTCCCCTCCAATGTAGGGGTTTGGTTATAATCTTTGTTTGGTAAGAACTCTTTTACTTTTTCAAACCAAGTCTTGTATGTCATATTACCAACAAGTGTATGATACATAAAATATGAACCTACACCATATACCTTTCCATCTACCTCTATTTCACCAGAAGTTTCGTTTTCACCGCACGTGCTGAAAACAATCCACTTCATATCTTCATACCAACGCCTCTTGATACGAACATAAGGTTTTACTTCAAAGTTCGGTGGCATGAAACGGCACCTACGTGGATTACGAGTTATTGTCCCTGAAAAACAACTGTCAATAATTAGTAATACCGTTACACCTTGTGGGATGAATTGTAACATTTCATTCATTTCATCATCAATCAAGTTACCATCATAAAGACACAAAGCTTCGTCATACCCATCAATTTCATCCCCACTTCTATCTTTCACATAGGTCCCATGTCCACTGTAATGAATTACAATCACATCATTCTCCACAGCATTAAAAATGGCGTATTGAACCTGGTTTTTGAAGTTCTCTATTGAAACCTCAGAATCTGTGAACTTCCTCATTTGAAATCCAGGAAGCCTGGTCACAGCCAATTCAACATCATTTAAGCATCCTTGGAGATCATTGTCAAATCCTTTGTAGTCATTAATGCCAAACAATAGTGCAACCCTGGGATGATGTTCCCAAGTAGGGGGCTTCGGGTTACCCCCTCCAAATAACTTCTTTAACCAGCTCATACACATAACAAAAATCTTAGTAATGATTATATAATACTAAAGTATCCCCTGCATGATGGAAAGTCCAATAACGAGAACCAATTCCATTAATCGCATGCGCCGGATATGTCCAAACCATCATCCCATATTTATAAAAGGTACTATCCTGTGAATCACGAGTTAATCCAAACTGCTCATATGGAAACGTTTCATCAAAATTATCCATAAGGGATGCTATCATACGATCAGCTCTATTATACATTTCATCAATCTTATTGTACGTATTCGCTTCTAATCCCATTCCATTAATTACAGGAGGAATGGTATCAAGCAATTGTACGGTAAATGAAACTTGGGATGAGTTATTGAAAACATCCGTTGCCTTTATAGTCACACTTACCAACTGATTGGTAGAACTTAACAGAAACCCTGGTGAAGGTGTTTGTATAACCTGAGCCAATGCACAGTTATCAGTAACCGTGACTTGTTCCACATAATTTGGGAGAGGTGCACTGCAATTCTCTCCAGCATAAATAAACTGGGGAGGGATCTGCGAAAGTGTGCAAACACAACTGCTGCACAAAACAATCATAAAGAAAAATAACAGTTTTTTCATTTCAATTAATTTTAGTAAATACTTAACTTATATATTCATTTATATTTTTTACTTCAAATCCTATCACTGTTACCTTCGTATATTGATATTTTTTCTGACATAGATAATTTTATCGTATGTGGTCTCATCCTCCCCAGAAAGCCAGTATCAGCAAAAAGACAAACAGTCCTCCGGTAATGTATTTAAGTAATTTGGTCATGTCATTTTTTGTTTATCCCCATGTGGTACGATTACTTATTGTGTATTTTGTCATAATTTATTTTCGTGTCGTTGATACCGTAAGCCACTATGTAGGATACCCAGTCCCATTAATTGTGAAATTAATAATATCTAATCCCTCGGTATCTACTGCAAAATCAGGTTCTTCTGATTCATTCGTAAAATTAGTAATGGTTATATTTTGGCAATCCTCTCCTAATTGAAATGCAGCTCTATGGTCTTCTCTCATTGTTTTTACCAAAACATTATCCATTGTAATATCTTCTATGTCTTCTTTTGCCGGTGCAACAGTTCTAAATGACGTATATCCCGTATAAAGAACCCCTCCGCAATAGTTAATTAAAACATCATTAAAGGAAATATCATGTACTTTATTGCCATCCCCACATATAATTATATATAAATGATATAACTCTCTGAATACTTTAATATTATCAATATCAATATTATAAATATCTCCTGTTGTATATGCTGAATGGAATAGCGTAGAATCCATAAAACCACCCCTATCTCCCGCATTAAAAGCAAAAAAGTCATCACCACACCAACCACGTATATTATTTATTGTAATATCATGTGAACCCCAACCAATTGTAATACCATCCTGATTAAGCGTTTCTGTTTTATAATCAAGATAAATATTATCATATACCCCGTTGCTATTGCGTACTCCTCCGAGTGCTACATGAGGACGATCTGATATTATAATCCCAGATATTTCAAAACCATTGACTTTTTTAAATGTTGCAGCCGTATATTTATAAGACTCAGAACTATTAAATCCATGAGTAGTATAACACTTAACACTATTAAAAGGATTTGCTTCAATATTATTAATTGTATTTCCGTCAAGTATAAAATTCCCAAGACCCTTAAAATTAACATTTACATTGCCATTAGTAAAGTCGGAATTTCTGAAAAAATTATCATAAGCCCCATCTGCTAATTTTAATTTAGCATTTTTACCATAAACGGTTCTATTGCTGGGGATTTTAATGCTCTCAGAAATTAAAAAAATACCATTTTGCAGAATAATGTCATCTGCTAAAATAGCTTGATTTATTGCAACGCTACAATCAGTTATTCCGTCAGCTTTTGCTCCATATACTCGTATATCTATCATGGTATCATTGTGTTAAAATCTTTTTTCGTAATATATATATCTCTCAGATGCGTTTCAGTTGCGAGGTAACCTGTTGATGTCATTGAAATTCTAGTTACCAAGCCAGTAACATTTGTAGCTACATAACTACCAACAAGCACCCATGCGTCATTCGACCATTTATAAAAATGTAACGCATGAGTAGGTGTATATTTAATTTTGAATATCACAAATTCATATTCTCCAATGTCTAAATCATACACATAACTTGTTCCATTATAAATTCTAAAATGCAAATTTTGATTTATATTATCAAATCGCTGTATTGCAAATATATTCTTAGTACCGAATGAGTAGGTAAGCGACCTATAAATAGTCGGTTTGTAAATATCCATTAACGAGCCTGCAAATACTCCATAATTCATGGTTATTACGGCAGCTATATTATTTTCCCCTGCTGTTGAACTAACCCCAAGAGATCGCATTATTATTGCGTTATTCTGTTCAAATTCTACTGATAACGGCTGTGGATTTGTAATAGTCCATACTTCCTCATCTATTATATCTCCGTCTGCCGGATAGTCGAATAAAGCTGTTGATGAATTAATTGCAAATAGTAGGTTATCTATTGCATCACACATCACATTCATATCAGTTTGGTCTAACTCATCTCCTGCATAAAATAAACCGATGGTATCATCAGCAAATAGTGAAGCGTCAGTTCCATTATTTGCAGCAAGATTATGCATCGTAGCATTCGGGAGAGCAACGCTATTGTTAGTAATGTCCGAGCTTAGAACCCTATCCCTGCATATATTTATTGTTGTAGCGTTTTTTCTATTTATATTAAATAGGAGATTAGTACCTACTGTACTTGTAAAGTTATGCAAGTCGCCATTAACCCTTACCCTAACGGTATTGTAGGAAACTTCTGGATTTATATAAGTTCCATTCCCAGTTATGGCAATGCCATGAAATTGTGTACCAGATGAAGCAGGTCTTATATTCCGAAACCAATACCCCACAGAACAATTATCCTGAGTATAAAGAGTTCCACCATCAGATACAGGATTGAATGTTGTGTCAATATATGCTGAATTTGCACTGTCTCCTGTAAAACCTTCAAGTAGCGTATAGTCAGGAGCATGAGCGGAGAGCGTGGCTTTTCTTGCAGGATTATTCCACCAAATCAAAGCGTCTTCTGCTGATGGCATACCTGCAAAATAAGGAATTATGCAAGCTAATTTTGCCCAAACATTACGGCTATCTGAATTTGCACCAAGAAGATAAGCAATAAAATCGTTCTGAGCATTCGCAACAGCGAGCGATGGTTTAACGTCCAATGTTGCATATAGCTCTTTATATTGTTGAGTCCAATAGCTTTCTGCACTTGCTAGTGCAACTTCCCCTGTGACTTGTATTGTCACATCAACCGTTAATTTATCTTCTGCTTCCATAGTTAATGATATTTCGATTACCAATCCTTCAAATTCCAAAGTCGTATCTTCATCATCTGGTAGAGTAATCCTATAATCACGAGCCACATCAATTTCAAAATCTTGTTTCATTAACTCGTATTCAGATCGAGTGAAGTTCATATTTAAGGTAAGGGTCCCCCCTTCCATGAATCCTGTAATGAATTCATCATAGCCCCCATCCGTATCCAAGGCAGTCACTTCAATATTTTCTTTATTCATGGTAGGACCTTCAATGGCATTGATCTCCGCTATAAACTGCCAAGCAGAGCCACTCCATCGTTCAAAGGTTGTTCCTACACCAGCTATTGCGTTTGCCATTTTTCAAATTTTTATTTGTGATAATCTTCTGTATCCTAAAACCCTACTCAATGCATAGGGATTGATTCCTATCATATTCTCTTGGTTCCCTCCTAAACTGTACACCAAAGGTTTTTGTACATTGATATACAATCCAACATGGCCCAACTTAGAATCCTTAGTACCTCTCCAAAAGACTACGACATCACCTAACTCAGGCTCAATAATTTCCTCCCCTACTTCTAACCATGAACGAGCATTTAGCTTCCCACTCCTTTCATATCCAAGCCTTTTACAAAACCAACTCAAGGCTGCACTACACCAAGGGGTCTCATCATCATTAACCCACTCATAGCCAATATCATGAAACATCTTAACAATCTCCGGATTGTGCTGAGGACCAAAGACTTCCTTTAGTCCATAATATTTTAACATTTCACGTAATAATTCATTCATGGTACTTTCTCCCAAGCTTTTTCAATTACAACTTTGACACCAACAATCTCAACAACCACAACGATAACAGCAACAGAAATAATAAACAAAGCTAATATAGCAACCCATCTCTTTTTAACCCAAATCTCCCTACCTTGAACTCTCTTTTCCAACTTTCTAAAGTCCTCCACTACCACTTTACGATTCTCTGATTCCTGCTTCAACTTAAATACATTACTATTCTGTTCCGCAACGTAATCACTTAATCCTTGTATTCTACTGTTTACTATTTCCATTTCAGCTTCAATCTGAACGGCAGAACTGCGTAATCCTATACGCATTTCCTCTTTCAATGCACTAACACAGTCTTTGTGTGCTTGGTTCATTTCAGCAATAGCTCCAAGTATAACAGAGAATTCAGACATCGTATATTTTGATATTAATGACTACCAATCAAATCCAAACGTCACTTTACCACTGATAAAGTCATTGTCATTCACCCAACCTCGCCAACGAACTCCTGCCGCCGTGTCAAGTATAGCAATACGATGGCCCGCTTCAAGTGGAAGCCCAATAACCAACTTGTAATTTTGCCAACCAAGATCACCAGGACATTTGAATTGAAGATTAACAGTTACATCAGAGGTATCAGAAGCTCCTGACGAATCTGACTCGTACTCACGAATGGAAAAGAAAACTTTGTCTATCTTCTTTGTCCTTCTTAACTCACGAATACTAATTTCCTGTGTGCCATACCCAGCCAACCCTGGTTTAGTATCCACTGTGGCATACTCATAGCACGTACCTGAACTTTGACTGTTTGCCATGTCTTATCTTTTTAAGGGTTGATTGACTTCACTCTTTTCACACTCACAGCTTTCTGACCTCTTTTGCTGTCAACCAATTCAAACTCTACTGCATCGTCTTTCTTTATCTTTTCAAGAAGACCAGTAGCGTGTACGAAATGTTCATTTCCAGTTCCATCTTCAATAATGAATCCGTAACCTCTTTGTTCATTGTAGAATTTAATTACTCCAACCATTGCATTAAGTATTAATTTTCGTTATTCTCTTTCCTTTTTGATACTTTTTATATAATGTAACATTTGTAGCATTACCATCTTCAATGGTAAAACTCACAACGTCATATTTTTCAACATTCCACTTTGGTCCTTTTTCTACCTGAGCCGTAATGGAGGGTCTCTTAAATGGATATATAATACCTGTATCTATATCCACCAAAGTTCCACTGTTTGGAGTCTTAAACCTCCAACGGTTTTCCATCTTTATGACTCTACCGTATGCCATTATCTTAACCTCCGTGCTAATTTTTTACCCACTAACTTATTAAAAGCCCCTGCAGCTGCATCCACTTGGTCCTTATAGGTACTATATGGAAAGAACCTATGTTCATCAATAAAGTCACGATTCCAAGGAGCCCTTAAAAGTTTAACCCCTCCATTGTTTACCTGTACCGAATAGTTATCAGCTCGTATAGCTTTCTCTCCAGTTGGTCTTTCTGCATAAACTAAATATCCAGCCAAGCCTAAAATACTACTTTGAGCTGATTCCTTCCCTCCTGATCCTGGTTCTTGCTCTACCCATATAATAGTATTGTATCCATCCATCCTTGCTGTATCCTGCATGATAGCTTCACGCTTCTCAGCGGCCCAACGCCCACGTCGAACGTCTTCAACAATCCAACGCCCACTGGCTACTTGACACATCTTAACTCCTGCCGTATATGCACCAGCGTTCATTGTTCCAGCCTTATCCCAATAACGAACGGACTTTATAATATGCATCGGGGCCGGGAGCTCCTCAATAATCTCAAAATTCCCTACTTTGAACATTCCACCCCCCGGAGGGGTAGGATCTTGTCCGATCTGCCCAGCATATCCATACTGCCCTAAGTCTGCCTCTAAGTCGTGCAAAACCTTCCAGGGGAGCCTATTGGGATCCATTAGATCATCCTTATAATACTGTGCCAGTTCAGGGGGATTTACTTTGTCAAGGTATAGACGACATTCACCAGGTAAACAAATATGCTTGATGTTAGATTTTCGCTTAGCTAATAAATGACCCGTAGGGTCATCCTGGTGTAATCTTTGCATTATTAGTACGACTGGAGTAACATCCTTGTCAGTCTTACGGGTAGGCAACGTCTGTTCCATCCACCTATTGGCTGAGGCTAATTCTACTTCCGATGCAGCCTGTTGTGGATTCAACGGGTCGTCTACAATTAAAATGTCACCATGAAATCCAATTAAAGTACCACCCACGGAAGTACTGAACCTAGATCCCCCTGTCAGGATCCGGCGACTTTCTCTACCTGGGTTGATCACCTTTTTTACGATTTTGAAATTGGATTTTGTATCCTTGTCTTCCTTGATGTCAATCTCAGGATACATTTCTTGGAACTGCGTGGATCGAATTAAGTCTCTGCAGTATTCTGCAGATTCCATTGAAAGAGCTGATGAATAAGACGCAGTAATAAATCTCATCCAATACCACCTTGTCCAACACCATGCTGGGAACATAATGGAACAAGTAATCGTCTTCGTACTTCCGGGGGGTACATTAATAATTAAATCGTGTTCACGAGGTTCGCGTGCTGCCACGCGGAGAGCGAGTTCTTCCAATTCGTTGCATAAGTACTCAATGTGCCAATTATGTTTGAATTTATGTGCAGATACGACAGGCCAAAAATACTGTAAAAAATGGTATAGTGATCGATTATTTAGCTCACGCGTGACGGCAATCGGATTCTTCAATGCTTCCGCAATGACAGTCGGGTCAAATTGTACTTCGTCCCTTCTCCGAATTTTTGATTTAATCACCGTCTCCTGCATGTTCTCCCAATATATTTTGAATACCTAACTGCTCTATCACCTTCAGCTGATCAGTCGTAAACTTGGATAAGTCTAGCTTCCCAACGTTCAAAATATTTAATTGACGTATGTCAGCCTTCGTCCCCTCGTTGACATTAGCCCATCCCTGATCACGTCCCTTAATTGCTAACCACTTAAAAATTGCCATCGTGTCAGGGGGCATAAACCTTTTGACTGTTGTCACCGTGGGGACCCCTTTGACATATGACAAATGTTCTTCCTCATATTCAAACCCCGTGGCTTTCTTATACCCTGCATAAGCCACCTCTGAATTTGCGTGCATCCTTCCCCTCTTGAGTGCGTCGCGAAATTTCGTCTTCGTCCTCTTCCAATATTCTATGGTTTGAACGTTGCACTCGAAGAAGTCTGCAATTTCCTTGTCAGATGCCCCCAACAATGCCAGCTTGAAAGCCTGTTTTGGGCGATCCTCATTCCATTGACGTACTCCAGTGCAACTCATCTGTCATTATGTTTACTTCGTTTCTCTTCGTCTAAAACGAAGTAAATTTACAAGACAGAATTTAGAAAAACAAATGTTTTTTTAAATTTGATTCCTATTCCCATCATTTAGAATGATAATGATACTCTAATTTATACTCATTATAAATAACAACCCTATACCTACCCTCCTGACTGGGTAAATCCCTACCCTCCACTAACTTGCATTAC